ATGGTATATGTATTTGATAGTGAAGATAAGTTTGAATTAATTTATGATGAGTTGGTTGAAATTGTAAGTAGGGCTTGTCTTGCTGGGCCTAAAATGATAACAGTTTTAGGGGTTGTGAGGGATTAGTGGATAAACTTATAAGCTTAATAGCAAACATATGTACAATCATCGGGTTCTTTATAGGTATTACTGGTCTATATTTTTTTATTCTCAGACCGCAACAGAAGATTAAAAGATGAGACTAGAAAGGCATTTTTAGCAAAGGAATCTTGGACAAATGAGGGAGATATACGAAGTAAAGATTCAATATTTTTTTCATTAAATCTTATAGACATTAATTCGCATAGGTTTTATGGAAAAATAACTACAACCAACTATCCAGAGGAGTTGACTTTTTATTTTGATAAATCTTGTGGTCGCTCTTTTACTATCAACATACATAAAAATATAGGTTGGCGTGATGTTGATTTAGCAATCGCTAAACTAAAAATGATATCACCCGATTTTTTCGAAATAACTTTTATAAAGGGATTTGAGCAAGATAAAGGAAAGCCAGAGTTCCCATATAAAACGAAGATTTGGTAGTACTAAAAATTTTATAGGTATTTTTAAATCATGAAAATAAAAAATTTAATTAACAACATATTGGCTATTTCTTTTGTAGCTCTGTTGTTTCTCTTCGCATTCACTTGGATAGTTTTTGACTTCAATAATTCATCAAGCTCATTGAAAGATACGTGGTCAATTGTAAGTTCTCTTTTTGGTGGTTTTGCCGCTCTTGTGGCCGCCTTTGTTGCTGTATATCTATTTAATGATTGGAGGGAGCAAAAAGATTATGAGTTAAAAAAAGAATATATAGAAAAGTTTGCGATCTATGTTTTTGATGTATATCAGTCAATTTCTTCACTAAGCAACCAGATACAATATATCCATGATAATTATAGAAAAAATACTACTTACACTGTTATGCGATTAGATAAAATAGATTTCACAAAAATTGTAGAAAAAGATAAGATGGCTCACTACCATTCAAATTTTCTTGGTGAGATAATTCCAGAAAGTAGATTTAAATCGAATTATGAAAATTTTCAAGAGTTCCTAACTCATTTATGTTTCATAAATGAAAAAGTTTGCGAAATATATTTTAAAAAAATAATTAATGAAGTAGATTATTCACCTTTTATTTCACTTCATTTCGAAAAATATCAAATGAATCAGTCTCAACTTTCTAGCTATAATAAACTTATAGAGATTATATCTAAATCATCAACTATAAATATTAATAATAAAGTAAATACATTTACGTATTCTGAATTGTTAAAAAATCTTTCAAATTCTTTCGATATTTTGAACGCTGAAATTATTAAGTATTTAAAACCTTAAGCTGAAAACCCTCCTCAGAGGCCTTTCACACAAATCCCGACATTTACATTGCTATTAATTGTATGCGCACTACAGCCACACATTAAGAGTGTGGCAATAAAAATTGCTATTTTCATGTTCTACTTAAACCCCCCTTTTATAGTAGACAACTTGTTTTTACGATCTTCAATACCGTTTAAGCCACCGTTGATGCGTCGTGTGATCGTAAGCACATCATCATGATCAGCAAAGACATTGAGGTTATTGTTTTGCCAGTATTTACATGCGACCAGTAAGCCAAAGCTTGGTATAGCTACTATCTCAGGATTATTTTCCAAGTCGATTCCAAGTTCTTGGCCATATTTACGATAATTTGTACGTCCCGTTAATTGAATCGGACCTCGGCCTTTAAAACGAATACCATCACCTTTGAGCACGTTACCCAAATCCTTACGTCCTTCGTAGGCTGCACCAGAAGCGATTTCTTCCATATAGCGAAAATTACCGCTCTCATGAGCAAGTTGAGCCATAAAATGGCAAAAACGCAACTGAGTGATAATAGAATAAGCATCTAAGTGCACATTTGCTGCTAATGCTAATTCAGCAGACCGAGATGAATTAGCACCGAGTTTTTGAAATACTGCTGTTAAAGTTGTGCGACCAATGATGCCATCATCTTTTACGCCAACAGCTTTTTGAAGTTTTGAAATCTCCATCGTATTCATTGAGTTTTACCCCCTGAGATTATGGATTTCCAAATCAGCTCAAAAGTATCAATTGCTTTACCGCCAAGATGTCCTGAGATACCAGCAAGTACACCTATCAGTACAATTGGAAAATCCCAATAAAGACATATCAAGACGGTTATAATGCCCGCGAAAGCAGAAATAACCATCTCACCAGCAAAACGCAGAAAAATATATTTAAGGGGTTTGGGTTCTTTGGACTCATTTAATCTGCGAATAAATTTGACCAGACCACCAAGCATGGCAATAGCAATAATCCATCCATACGTAATAATTGCACTGATGGCCTCAGCAAAAGTGTTACCTTTATCCATTTTTAACCCATTAAAAACTCCACGTATTAACGTAGAGTTTTAATGAATAGTGTTCGATTAGCGACCCTTACAGGGGGTTATTCTCCAAAGGCAAAATACCCAGCTTCTCGCGCATCCTGATGTTTGCTTGTTAGGTATATACCGTCCTCAGCTTTATCAATTCGTCGCTGACGATTTCGATAACTTTGTTGTAGGTTGACTCGTGTAATTCGTCGTGATGGATTCTTATCATTGAACTGTTGGATATCACTCCAAACTGAATCCATTTCTCCTTGATCGTCCATCATTCTAGCGCGCGACCATAAAGCCATAAGCCGTCCACGACGTTCATTCAATTTTTTATCAAGCTGATAAATTGCGGTTTTTCCTTCATAAGCTGTTCGGACATCAGCTGGTGAAAAGCCCATACCCTGAACCAGTAAATCCATTGATTTGACTTCATCGACAATAGAGATACCTGTTTTGTCCTGAACACCTTCTTCTCCATAACGATAGATTTTGGCAAAGTTTTTAAGAAACACTGGCAACATTGTTTCAAGTCCACGAAGATTTCGACCTTCAGAAATTTCCTGTGTGCCTTTGACAATATTGGTTCCAATACCCGCTACTGGACCAAGCGCACCCGCCATCGCAGACTCAGCCCATCTCTGACCTTCAAGCCCCTCTTGCACATCTGGCAATAACAAATTATTGATACCCACACGGCCAGACATATCAATTGGTGTCAGCGCGTGCGGTGCACCTTTCATTAAAAGATTTGAGATCGTTGGCCCAAATGCTTCAGCAAGATAATTGCGAAGTGCAATCTCTGCATCCCATGGATCATCATCGTCGCCACCCATTGCGGATGCTGCACTCAATAACATTCCCACTAAAGGTAGACCAAGTGCACCCGCCAAACTCATATGCATGACCAGAATTCCACCAAGTGATTTAAGCGCCTCTTTACGCTCTGCCTTTGTTTCACCTTTAATTGACTGGTAAGTTTGACGAGCCAATGTGTAAATCATATTCTGGCCAAACTGTTTGAACAGCAATAAAACCTTGGCAACATTGCCCTGCATGATGCATGGACGATTCCCAGAACTGTAATCAAAGTGACCTTTGTATGTTGCATCTACAGCCTGATCAAAAGCTATCGTGTGATTAGATCCAGCCTTACGAGCCAAACGATAAGCAGCAATAAATGTAACTTCACGGTTGAAGCGTTCAGCGTGGTGAAACATCACACTTGCTGCACGCATAATCGGACGTGTTTTCCACATAATTCCACTATCTTCACCTTGGGCTATACCAGCTAAATCATGTGCCTGAGTTACGTCGATTACACCACGTGCCACAGCATCGTCATAAGCCTTTTTCTCATCCTTACTTAAGAATTTAGAGATATCAGCACTCATGGTTTTATAAAGGCCTGTTTTAGTCCCTTCCCATTTCACCTTATGGAACTCGACCCCTTTTCTAAAATCATTGGATGCTTTCAATAATTCGGTTGCAGCTTTATCAAATCCCCACTTAGCTCCCATTATTGGATAAGCGACCAGCGCTGTTTGAGATAAGTTGACCATTGCTGCTGCAGGCGAAAGTCCAAGATAATAAATAAAGCCTAAACTGGTTAAAGCGCTCGATAACGGATGTGATTTAGGATTCATCAGTAGATCATGCCGCTTATTCATCTCATCGATAACACGCTGTGCTTTGGGTTGATCATATTCTGGATTTACTTTAGCCTGATCATTGGCATGTTTCTGCATTTGATCTAATTGTTCTGCTAACTGATCCCCATATCGTAATTTGGCAAGATAACCTGCACCATGGAACATATTTTGCGCAAAGGCACGACGAGCATCCTGACTAAACCCTGCTGTTCCTTTACGGTGAATACCATGTTTTGCCCAAGATAGATCAGGTAATGATGAAAGATAAAGCTGACTTAAAGTATCTTCAAATTCTGCCTGTTCAGCGGTGGATAATCCTAAGTTATCAACCTCCGCAAATAAACTGGTCATAAATCCACGACCGACAGCATCACGTGACGGATTAAATTCTTTATCAAGAATTACTCGATCAACTTTGTAATGCGGATATTTTTGCATTAATTCTGATCTTAGACTTTGTGCTTCTCCCATGGTTTCAGCACGGCTCACACTTTGAACTTCATTGTTGCTATTTCGCATTATAACTACATATTTACCGAAACGAGCTAAAGGGAAATAAACACCTTTCACGTATCCATTAAAGAAATTATCGTCCATCTGCTTAAGTAAATCGGCTTTTTTCTGGCTTGACAATTCTGAGCGCAAGATACGCTCTTTAATGGCCTGATGGACTTTGGAATAATGCTTTTTATATGCATCTCGCGCCTGTTTGTACATTGCCTGAGCTTCAGGATCCAGAGAATCATATGCTTGTCTTAATTGATTATACTTGAGCCGATTATCACCAGTGGCAAATGGCTTTGATGGGTCAATCTGAGCAAGTGTTGAATCATGCATAAGTTCAGCAAGCTCTTTGTCTTGCTTGAGTTTTGACCATTCCCTAACGATCGTATCAGCCTCGGCACCAGCATCATTTTTATCGGCATCCATCTGAGCAGCCAATTCATTGTATCTGGTGAGTTGTGGCAAAATCTTGCTGTAAATTTCTGTCAATTGTCGGCGACCCAATCCAGACAACGCTATACCAAGCCAGTCCGTCCACTTATATCCAGTTTTGTCTTTAATTGACTGAACTGACATCGCTTTGAGATTTTGGCTCAAACGGTCAATGGTATCCTGCATGGACTGACGACTGTATAACTTTTGCTCTTGATACTTGACTAAATCTTCATTTGTTTTAATATTAGTATTAGAAAGGTCAGCATCTGATGTAAAATCCTGCGGCAATTGAAGCTTTAGGGTGTTCAGTAATTGCTGACCTTTTGTTTTATGCCAATATAAAATATCGTTGTTCAAAGCTGTCTGTAATTGATTCAGAGAGCGACCATAAACACTAGAAATATTAATAATCTCAATACCATCTTTAGCTAAACTTACATTTAAGGCAGCAATAATAGGCTTATCTTTACCTGTTCTCAGGTCAGTTTCACTAAGTTCGGTTAAAACCAAATAGCCATTTGCATTAGTAGATGATTGTGCAGATTTAAATACTGCAACAGGATTATTTAACTGCTTTGGAAGTTGGCGTACAGTATCAGGTGTTAAATTATGAATATTGGTATTAATACCCTTTGCTATTCCTAAATGTTCAGACATAATCTTTTCAATGACTGAACCTTTTATACTGACTTTTGTGTCAGGTAATCCAAGCATTTTCAATACATCGGGCGTTTTACCCATACGGATATAACCTGCTGGCGCACTCCCTGCTATCACATCATCAATTGCCTTTTGAAATGGCGCATGGCTTTTTTCATTCAATGAATATTGAGCAGAATTATTTGGAATTTCCGAATAACTGTCTTTGGCAGCCCTATCAATCATTCGCTCAGCCAAAGCAACCATATCATCTGGATTAAGGTTAATATTTACTCCTAAACGGTCAAAAATCCATGCCTTAACTTTGGAAATCAGGTCGCTGATTAGGCGTTTTACATTACCTTTATGAATGGCATTTTTAACCTGAGTATTGGATGCCAGAGTTAAAAGATACGGTAGCATTTCAAGACGTCGAACTTTTGGATCAAATTCACGTTCTGACAGGCGTTTAGCCTCCAATGCAATCGGATTATTTTGTTCAACCAGACGATCAAACTGACGCATTAAGTCAGCATATTGCTTGGCTTTCATCATATTCTGAAAGCCAGCATGTCCACCCAACTCATGCAAGAATGTAGGGATAATACTCTCAGTATTTAATGCATCGGCTACGAGTGTGACCTTGCCATTTTGAAAAAATCCCTCAACGCCCGATTCATGGTAAGTATCAAGAATTTCCAACTTTCCTTGCTTTTCAAGTTGAGTAACTGCCTGATTTCCAAAACGATCAACCAATTTATTGCGCACATCTTTAGCAGTTGTGTTGGTACGTGATGCAGACTGACCACGACTAAATAATTTATCGCTGTTATTTTTAGAGATCGTCTGATTTTCAAATTTACCAAATACATCTCGATCCACCACCGCCTTTCGCGCCTCAGCGATGAACATCATAATGTCAGCATCATTATATTTGAGAAGTTTCATCAGTCCATGTTCACGTAACCATTGCCGAATGTAGCCAAGGACTTCTTTTAATTTTTGTCTTACAAATGGTTTTTTTTCAGCATTTTGTGCAACAAATGCAAATAGTTCGCTGACCGAAGCTTGTTGCGCATCTACAGCATCGTAATAACCTTCCTCTACACCTTGTTTAAAAGGATCAATATATGCCTCTTTAAATTGCTCCATGTCTACGCCATTATCATGGGCAATTTTGAGAATACCTTGTTCGCCACCTAGCGCATTATAAAGCTGCTGAAACTTATTTTTATATTCGGTACCAAAAATACGCTGAACACCGTAATGCCCAATGATTTCATGTGTAAGTAATTCTTCATAAGCATCTGATGTAGTAAACTGACTTGCACGATCCCCATTAATTTGGTCAGTGACCACATAGAGCGTGTCATCATGCCATACTCCACTTACACTGTAATTTTGGGTTTTACCATTCTCATCCTGATATGTGGCGGCTTGTTGTATGACTTCAGGAAGATCGCCAAAATTAGAAACAACCTGAAGTTTAAAGCTATCAGCAGTTTTACCCCTATCAAGATGGACAGTGAATCGACCGCTCGACGACGAATCCTGTGTAGCGGTCATTTTGAGATGATTAAAAAAAGAAAGGATGCGCTCAATTGCATTACTTTGCGGAAGAACTCCGAAAATGGTATCTAGGTTCGATGAAGTTTTAGCCAGATTTTTGACACTTCTTTCAGTGTTTTGGCTTGTTTCATGTCCTTTGGTACTGACCTTATCTGACTTTACTTCTCTTTCAGCAAGGCTTGTTATTTCAGTAGAACGCCCTCTTTTGCTATCTGTAATATTTCTGCTTTGCTCACGTTGAACATCGTTTAATGCCATGATTCGCTGAACAACATTATCAAATTCATCTAAAAGATGTATTTCTGCCCTAGTTTTTCCAGTTCTATTTGAATCATTCTGTCGCTGATATTGAGTTCCCCTATCCTCTGCGCTTCGCTCACCTTCTGTGGTAGCCCCTTCATTGTTTCCTGTATCTCTAGAGGGAGTCTGTTGAAGTTCTCCATTGTCATTTTTTTGTGATCCTGCAAGATTTCTTGCTTGCTCTTCTGACTCATTTGCAAGTTGCCCCTGTAATTCAGTGAGTGCTTTACGTACATCGGTTTCAGCAGTAAATACCGCGATTAGTTCATTATGATATTTGTCTCTTATACCATAATCAAAACGAGATTCGATCCACTCATCTAGCGCCATTGGATTTCGGAACATCCAATTGGTTAATGTTTCGCTAAAGTGATTTAAAAAACTTAAATCCTTTTTACTCACTTTATTTTGGGCGATAGCTTTATGAGTGACTGCATGAACCAGTTCATGATTGACAAGATTAAGAATGCTACTTTCCCAATTCCCTTGTGGGTAAATATACACTTTTTCTGATCCATCCTCGGTGAATGGATAATGACCGCCCTCTGATAACCCAGATGCAAGTTTAGGATTATTGATGAAAATAACTTCAATATCTGGATTTAACTTGGCAATTTTACGCAATAGGCTTTCAGAATATTGAGTATCTGTTTCAACATCACTACTCATTCCTGCCAAGTCTTCTACCACATCACCTAGATTATGCGATTGGTTGAGTAGTTTTTCAGGAATGTTATGGGTAACTTCTACATCTGAATGGACTTGAGTTGTGACATTTTTTTTGACATTTTTACTGAAATTTAGAATGCCTGCTGTGGGTTTAGTCGTATCTCCATCCTTCAGCCAACTTTTAAACTCATCCATGCTCATAGATTTAATTGGACCAACCTTCCAACCGTCATCGAAATTGGATTGGTAGGCTTTTGTTGCCGATTCCAGATCATTAAAGCCAAGCATGACTTTGTGTTCATCAAATCTACCTGTTTGCTGATCTAACTGATCAACCACAAATACATGATCTGATTTTGGATTATTTCCAATATAGGTATCAATATGCTCGTTATCAGCCCCAGTGGTACGCTTGATATAACCGTAATGGTCACTCATATCGTGTGACCATTCTGTTCCATCTGGTCGCTTACCGGATCGAGTTGAACCTTTAGGATTTTCAATCGAAATTCCACTCGTCAAAACGCTTCTGCTGTGCTGAATTCGTATTTTCAGCATTAACACGCTGCTTATCTGCAAAGTTGCGACCCAAAATACCAAACGAGGCCGCATTTCCGACATCACTAAGAACACCTAGACCACGTATCCCTAAATCACCTACCAATGTGGGATTGTTAGTTTCCATCCCGAAGCGTTCACGATAATCATCTGTTGGAGTATTAAAGCCAGTTACAGCACCGCCAATTCCAGAGGCCGCCATATGAAACGCCCCTAAGCCCTTTGCAGCATTGGCCGCTTTACCAAGCATTCGCGCACCGAAACCACCCTCATTTGCCATTAAAGTATTAGCAGTGCTAGGGGGTGTGGAGTTATTAGAAATTGCTGGTAATTGTCTTGTTGTCGGTGTGACATCACGCATCTGAGTTCCGCTCTGCGCTCTGCGAGCTGCTTCCTCATCAAAAGGAACCAAACCACCATTTGCAAAAAACATTTGAGGTTTTGTATTACCTGGCTTAAAACCCAACTGTGGTTGATCAACTGGCGTATGCGTTTGTTCTTTCATAGCATCCAGAGTTTGCACACCCACCGAATGAACTTGGTCAGGCGAGAGTTGGAATTCACCGTTGCTAAGATTAACTGGGATGGGGCTTCCCATGTTTTTTAAATTATCGATTCCAAGCGTCTTAGTAGAATCAGAAGGCATAATATAACTACCTGCTGGAACATTTTTTTTAACATCATCAGAAGATCCAGTTCCAGCACCTTGTATCAGTCCATTTTCATCTTGCTTTGAACGTTTTTTTAAGCCGTACATTTGTGAATAACCGATCAATAAGTTTATATGTATGTTTAAGTAAAAAAAGCAAATGGTAAATCCTTACAGCAGGCAAAACCTGAAAATTTAAATTTCAGAAAGTAAGTAGGAAAAAAAAATTATTTGTTTTAGAATCGACATCTACTTAATTTCTTTATATTCATATGATACATATTGCATTTGATACAAGTGGGATTGGAAAGAATAGAAATATCAATGATGTTTCTTATAAAACACTTCAAAATTTATACTTGAATAAATTAATTACTATTCATATTCCTTACATAGTTCAACGAGAACTAGAAACCCAAGAAGTTAAATTTTATAAAGACAGATACAATGAGTTTAATAAAGCTTTTAAAAAATATTATTCATTACCACAAGACGCTAACCTAAAAAAACTATTTTCAGAGTTTAATAAATCCTTACAACAAAATGAAGAAATAATTTCTGATAAAGAAGCTGAATTTTTTTCTAAAAAATGGCTAGTTGGATTGGGTGCTAAAATTTACAATATAGAAGCAGATGAGGCTAAAGAGGCGTTTGAAGCATATTTTCAGGGGATACCTCCTCTTAAAAGTATAAAACATCGAGATGATATTCCCGATAGTTTTATTTGTAGAAGTTTCGAAAAAATTAAAAATTCAGTTGATCATATTTATTTAGTTGTTAATGACCAAAAAATACATAACACTTTTAAAGATAAACATGGATTTACATTAGTTAAAAATATTAATGAACTCCTTGCTCAACAAGAATTACAATCTGTTATATCCAAACAAGAAAACGTTGATGAATTTATATTAGAATTTTTCTCATTTATTAATAAGGAAGTAAATGAGAAAATTCAACCTAGTGAATTAGAGTTTTTTATATCTAGAAATATTGGAGATGAAATTGTCTATAAAAATATCTACGGAGTAAAAAATTCTAACGAATATAATGGCGAAGCTACAATTAATAGTTATGGGAACACTCAAAAAATAGAAGTTAATTTTGCAAAACCAATTTACTATGGAGATGAAAAAATTGGGTTTGAATTTGAATTAGAAATTGATGTTAATATTGAATACTTTATTAATAAAACTGATTATTTCATGATGTTTGATGAACCTTCAAGTAAATTAAAAAGTGTTTCAATATCAAATTGGAACGATCATACTTTTGAAGCCGAAGATAATGTTTTCGTTAAAGTAGTAGGTATTGTATCAATGCAAATCATGGATCCATGCCTTAATAATGATAGTATAGAGAATAAAACCCCTATAGAATTACAAATATTCCTGAATGAACTTTATTCTCAAGCAGAATTTAAAATTGAATCTATAGAAGATATAGAATTGCTTGAGGATAAAATTAATAATGTTTAATTAATGCATTTAAACAAATGCATTAATAACTATAATTATGACTGGTACTTGTGCTAGTGCTTTCTGAAACGCTCCCACTGATCGAAGCATTCGCTCCCATACTTGCCGACACATGCAACGCCGACATAGCACCAGCCGCAAGCTGTGAAGAATACTGACCAATCGCTTTGGCTGCCTCTAGTGCCAATTGTGCTTTTTGTATCGCATTTTGCATATTGGCCTCATACTCTTTCAATTGCATTTCTGAAAATGCAATATTGGTACGAACATTCATATCAGCGTAACGAGCATTTGTCTCAGCAAATGCAATATTGGTACGAGCCTGCATATCAGCATAACGAGCCTGCATATCAGCATTGGCTATGGATACGCGGGATTGAGACTCTATATATCGATTATAAACATCTGCATTGGCAATCGTTGTACGCAAACTTAAATCAGCATATCTTGAATGCACTTCAGATACAGCAATTGCTGTACGTGATTTCATATCAGCAAATCTAGACAACGATTCACTATTTGAAATGCTTACTCGCATACGCATCTCAGCAAACTTAGCCTGAGCATCAGCAAAGGCAATTTTGGTACGAGCTGCTGAATCTACAATATTGGCTTGGGTACTTATTTTAGTTGTTTCTATACTGGCCTGTGCCTTAAATAACTCTACTTGCGAATTAAAAGCGGATGTATTGCTTTGGATCACAGAAAGTTTGGCATCAACACCTGCTTTGTAGGCATCAATATTGGCTGCATATTCCGCAATTTTTACCCGTGCCGCTTCCTGATTAAGTTCAATTTGCTTGGTCTTAACATTGGCTTTTGCGGATATACCCTCAACTGTTGCCGCATACATACGAGCCAACGATTCATACATTGAAGCTTTTGAACTTTCAGCTTTAACCTGTGAATCATAGGCCTCAATTTTAACTTTCTCTGCACCAATCTGTTCAGAATATGCCTGAACTTCGGACTTATATGCATCAAACTTAGTCGCAATCAATCCAGCCCGTGCCGTGGCACCATCAACCAATGCTTTATATACCTCAACATTGGTCATTACCGCTTCAATTTTTGCCTTAAAGACTTCGACCTTTTGTTGATTCAATTGACCAATCACTGCCTGAGCATCCAACATCGACTTGTATGCTGTGATACGCGATATTGCGGCCTCTATTTTGGTTTTATATACCGTAACAAGACTTTCAAACGCTGAGTTTTGGGCATTGAAAATACTAATCTGCGCATTCAGCACACTGATTTTACTATCAATCTGAAACTTAACCAATTCCAAAGTATTTGAAACAAAAGCAAGCCACATGTCCTGCTTCATCTTTTCAAGCGCCATGCCTTGCTCGGTTAGGAACCGAATATGTTCAAGCTGCTTATCAAAAGACTGAATCATCACATCACGATTTAAATCAGCTGCGCGCAATCTAGCCTGATCACGCAATGCAGCAATCTGCTTTTCTTGCATCCCCTGTGGCATTGAAAAACCACGACTAGCCCATTGTTCAGTCACTTCCTGAATTGCACGTTCAGTTTCAATACTGTCACGCTCTCGAGCGCAGTTAAATAAGGATTGTTCAACTGCTGCAGGTAAACCTAAACCCGGATTATTCCCCTCCAGCCATGATCGAATTTCTAAAACCAGTGGCTTAATTGCACTTTCAGTGTTGTAGGTATAATAATCTTGCTGAACTACCGATGCCGCGTTTGAAATGATGCTATCGATATTGTCTGGGATCGTAACGGTAAATTCAGGTGGTGTGCCTTCAAAAACTGGAATTTCTTCATACTGAAAATCAGGAAGATTTATAGCTTCCATTACTTCCATTTCTGGCAATACGATCGTAGGAACGTCTGGCATTTCTATATCGTCATCAATCTCTGGTCGAGTCGGGATATCAATGACAGCCATGGATGGCATTTCAGGTAGATTTAAAATAGGTGCTTCGGGCGTTGCAGGTAGATCAAGGTCACTTAAATCAAGATCCTGAAGTAAATCAGATAAATTAATTTGTTGAGGAAGTTCACCAATATCCAAATTTTGTATTACGAAATTTGGTGCAACTGGCAAAACAATATCGGTATTCACCTCAGGTATCACGGATGCATCAATGAAGTCAGGTGCAGATAAATCCTCACTAAAAATTGGTGCTTCTGGTATATCGATATTCAACCCTTCAAAACTAGGAACATTCATTTTTTCGGGGGACTGAATATTTAAATTGATTACTGGCGGTTGAGGTAATTTCGCTTCAAGCTCAGGTACTTTTAAATTACTTAAAGGCTCATAACCGCTTTCGCTTGGCTTGGCTAAATTGGTGGGCGGTGCAACAGGATCAACTTGAATGTTATTCATAGCATCAAGTGCCTTGTTTACATCATTGGTCAGCGTTCCAATTTTTTTCTCAAAAAAATCCAGCTTTCCTGATACCTCTTTAGTCACGACATCAATTTGAGGAACTGTAACTGTCATTTTTAAACTCTCCTTTTTGTCGCTGCTATATCAATGCTTAAATCGTTGATGTATCCGCTATTACCCGTGAGTTTAATTTCAAAAGCAAAATGTCTGCCCCTTAACTGAATCGGAAGCACTCATGCGCTCATGTTTAATTTCAATGTGATTATCTGCTTCAACACAAATTCGAGCCAATTGCCCAGACTTTTTGATCAATTGAACTTTGGCATCGCCAATGTAAAGCGTATCTTCGGTCTTTAAATCAATAATACGTTTGCCCATATTTGTGCATGATTAAATAAAATAAGTAAGATCATTATGTAAAAAACCCCTGAAAAGCTTTAGCCTTACAGGGGTGCTTATGTCACAAGCAAATCATGGCATGAATGGAATAACGTTATGCGGTATATCCTCACGAGTAATGCGTCGCAAATCACTATCAGGACGAATACCGAAATAGTCTGTAAATTCCTGCTCTGCTAATGCTGACCGATTTGGATCAAAGAATTCTGCATCTGGTACCTTAAACGCTTGGTGTAGAACCCACTGAATCAATTGAACATGGTGAATTTGGTTAATTTCTGGAATATCAGTATCATTTTCCATTGGTGACAATGGCACACGATAGCCTTCTAATTGTAATTCACCGTCTATATCAGGAATTGGAACAAGGCGAATACCTGTATCATCCTGAATAATATGTTCAGGCTTACCCTGTTTCACTCGCCAATTCTCACCATTATAATAATGATCGAGTAATTCACCTGACATTAAAATCAAGTATTGCCCTTTTGTTCCATCGCTTGGCTGGAACCACACTCGAGTCAATTCGTATAACGATTCATGTAATTGATAACGAGATGAACCAATCAATATATTAATCTTACAAACATCATTGTTTTGAGATTCATGCAATAAACGACCACGGATACACGAATCGGCGAATCATCCGCATTCGCATCACCTTCAAACTTAACGATCGGCGGTGGTAATGCAATTTGATCTAACACGGTTTTCATCGAGTCAACCGCATCCATCGTAAATAGATCGGTAGTAGCGATATCCAACTCACCCGCATTTGAAGTAACGCCTTGCATACCTGATCCATCAACAACGTAGTGGCGGTTACGAGTAGGTGCTTTGACGCGATTGACCATGATTTCATTGAAATCTTTATGACTATCTTTAGGGATTACCCATTCGATATTGTCATGTGAACCACGTGCACCAGCCATGTGTACAATAAGGGATTGGTCACAATAGCGATCCATCAAGTTCTGTGCGACTGGACGGCCTAAACGACGTAGATCTGCTGGACTACGGATTTGTGACATCACATTACCCAAATCTACTGGGAAACGTGCTTGGTTCACACGTAAGATCACAGAATTTTCAACATTTAACTGGCTTTCATCGACCATTGCGGAACCATGTTCCACATGCTGTTGTGCTTGTTCTTGAGCTTGTTGCGTACCGCCTGTTGTATCTTCTGGTGTCTTCGCTTCATCAGCTTGGGTAGTGTCTGGCTCACTACCAGTTTCCGCAGCTTGTGCTGTGGTATCGCCATTCATCGCCTGTTCTAATAACTGCGATGCAAGTTCTGGTGATGCTTTGCCACCGTTTGATTCAATCAACTCTTGTTGTTGCTCTGTAATGTCCATGTCTTTCCTACTACTTATCGCTGTAGCCGCTAAGGTCTGAATGGCTAGAGTTATCTAGCGTTTAGCTGCTGATTGCTCAACATAAGGAAAGTTTCAAGGATTTAGATATAATAGCGTTAGCCTTACAGGGGGTATGAAGAATGGCTGAATATTGTGCTCAATGTGCCAAGAAATGTAGTGGTTTAAATAAAAAACGACCCGTAGGTCGTTCTTAAAAATTATTCAATTTAAGTTAATTACCCACCAGTAACGGTAAATAAAACAGCATGAATTGCATAACCTTTTGATTGTATCTGATTAATAATATCGTCAGCATCCATTGCAATTAATGGCTTGTCCAATTCAATTTCATGGTCTGCCTTAAATCGGGTAACTTGAGCTAGTTCAGGGTCAAGATTTTCAATTTGCAATGAGGTAACATCAGTTCCTGTTGGAACAGAAAGGAATTTGTATTGATTTTTAGAACCACGATAGATGTCAATTTTCATTTTCATGTATTTTTCCAAAATGAGTTAATGTAATTTTTCTGATTAAGATTTTTATCAGTGCCCTATTTATGTGGCCTCTCACATATATTTCAACCCTATCAATAAAAAATAGCCACCCGAAAGTGGCTCACTTAATGCATCTTTGACGAAAAAAATCAATCAAATCGCTTTGCCCAAGTTGATACGGATAATCCTGCTGAATGCGCATATCCAACTCCTTTGAGCGATCAGCACCCAGTGTAAGACCCGCCGAAAACGAACCATCCATAAAGTGACCATGGATTATCTTTTGTGGTTTTCTTGACTAATGTTTGTGGCTCTAAAAGAAATTGCGATTTCATCACCTCATAAGCCATCTTCTCACAACGTATAAAGTAACGACGTGCTTCACGACCTTTGGCATTGTTCTCGACCATGGATAATTCTTTTGCCATGTCTAGGGTGATGTGGTATTCAATACTGCGTCTATCACCACCACGACCTATTTTCCGATTTTGTGAAATAGCCTCTTCTTTGATTTCCCCATTTTGGGAAATCAAAATAAAATCTTCATTTTCAACAAATTCATACTTAGCAATACGCTCTTGAATCCAAGAAGCAAAGCGTTTACCAACTTGCAAAAATGAATGTAAGTCACGGGCATTAACGACCTGCTGTTTGATACCACCTATTTCTGCTTCAATAACTTCAATTAAATTGTCATGTTGCGAATTGATTTTTTCTGTTACAATAGTCATGTTACTTATTCCTTTGTAGTGACATCAATTAAGCCCTCTGCCTGCAAGTGTTGGGCTTTTTTTGTTGTCTGTTGATTTCATGCTTTCGCACTCTTTTGGTTTAACAATAATTCGACTGCTTTATTCATTAAATAATTCATTGAACGTTCTTCTTTTTTTGCTAATTCTTTCAAAGGTTCATGTAGCTCCTTTGCTAATCGAAAGCGAACATCAGTAGGTTTTGCTATTTGTGTTTCCATATCTTTCTCAACTCCCCACTATGGGTACAAAATAATGTACCCAATTTGGGGTTATTGGTCAATCCCCATAATGGGGTTATCATAAATTTTATTTTTGGTTATCTTTTATGAGTGATGAAATAGTTACGCTAAAGGTTCGAGCAACCTCTGCGTTTAGGGAAAAACTAGCATTAACAGCAAAAGAAAATAATCGTTCTATGAATGCTGAAATCATCGCCCGCCTTGAGCAAAGCTTTGAAGATAGCAATCAAATGACAAAGGAGTTAATTAAAGATGCTGTTTTAATGACACTTGAAGCTATCAAAAAACACCCACACATAATAAATAATCCTGAAATTGTGATTAATTTTGAAAATACCGATAACAAAAAAGCACCCTAAGGTGCTTTCCATAAGAATTATAATCTTCTACCTGTAACTTGCATTTGCCTGAAATCTTTATGATGCACTTCGAAGAATAAATAAGAACGTTCTGTATATTCGTGTATCTCTACTCTATTTAAATGCTCAATAGCAAAATCTAATTCTTCAGGGATCTTATCTTTCAAATATTCAATTGTGAACCTTGCATCTCCACAAATCTCATATGAATAAAGTTCATTTTCATCAACTTTAATATTTAAGTAGAGTCGCTGGAATTGAACATCATTTTCTTTAAAATCTTTAACATCAATACTATAGTTGGTGATATGACTACCAGTAACGTTTAACTGCTTCTTGCGCCCCATAACCCACTCCTAAGTTGTACAGTTTAATTATTGAGAACATAAGCATTAATGAGGATAAATTTTTAAATTTCAACCCATTGAGTTAAAATTATCCTCAGTTCTCTCCGTCTCAATCCCCTGCATTCCTGTTGAACCCTGCTGTGGTACTGGTGGGCTCATTGGACTTGTGTTCTGTTGTACCTCTGCCAATCCTTCACTACCTAACTGCGCCCCTTCACCTTCTAAATATGGTGAACGTACATCACGTGCTGCTGTTTGATCTGCCGTAGGAAAGTTCGGATCATCACCCATTGGGTTAGGTAACTGATAACCGGCACCTTTCATCACCTCATCGGCAATAGGAGCAATCATTGGCATCTGAGCAATTTGTGCGCCTGCCTGCATTGCACTATAAGAAGCTTGGACACCAATCTGAACAGATCGAGCATCTATCTCTTTAATCTCACTACCTGCTTTACGCTCTTTGAGTTCGAGTTCACGCAACTTAATATCATTACCTGCCTGAGCCAAAGCATTTTTAACCGCTTCTTGAACCTGTTGTTGGATTTGTTCAGGTGTGGGCGCTTGTGTCGCCTGACGAATAGATTCAATAATTTCCTTCTTGAATGGTATATCTGTTAATGCCATAACATACGGAAGCACAGCAGCTTGAATTTCAGCAGGTAATGACTTAGTAATTTCGGACAAGGCATTAAGTTGTTGCTCTCTGAACGTGCTAGAACTAGGTACATCATCCAATACAACTTTTAAGCGCGTACGCTGCACGTCATTGCTCACATATGGATAACCATGTTCATCTGTTTCAGGCTTATTAATAATGACAGTACGTTCTTCTCGTACAGCGTCACCTTCAATAATAATAGTTTGCTGATGCGTTCCCATATCTTCAACGATCATAGACAACAACATTTCACCCATAAGGGTGCGACCTTCACGAAAATTATCCATCATCTTCATTAAGGTCTGATTTGACTGCTCGATCTGCAACTGCTCTTGTTTACCAGAGGTTGCATTACCTTTCTTGCCTTGAAATCCAGAAGTAATATTACTGACGCGCTCAATCGCTGCCCGATTATCACTGATCAACTGAAAATGTTGTTGTGACAATTCATAGTCACGCTTTACTTCAAATCGTGCGCCTTGTCGTGCCATATGTGCTGCGTCAAGCACAATATCAGCGTCAGGACGTGCAACTTGCCGACGTAACTGCTCATCTGACATTGCTACCGCGCCTTTGGTACGCTCTACACGTTGAACACTCATACCCCAACGTAACTTAGAAATACCCGAATTGATACTATCCTGACTGTATTTCATACGACGCACAAAGCCATAAGGCACACCTGTATTATCCTCAACAAATCCCCAGAACGGTACATACGGGAAATAATGATGCGCATAGGGTGTTGGACCATCAAATAAACAATGTGGCCCAATCCAATATGATCGGCGAATCTTTGATATATTGGCCTGTTCTACACGAGCAACGCCCTGAAATATTGCAATATCATGAGCCATATTAGATGAGTCATATTCGACTACACGACCATCGGCAAATTTAAGAACAGGTACACGCTTCCAGCGACGATACCAAATCTCTGCAACATTAATTTCCTTTGACGTAGCGTTATACCAATATTTTTCACTTACAGTGTATGAGCGTGCATCAAGCCAAGCATTATTTAATCCAGTACTCGAACCACCATCAAGCACATCAGCTTCCATCCACCACGTACCACCATGACGGCCTACAGTTTCAATTAACTCTTGATGTTCTGGAAATGCATTGATCAGTCGCTTAGGGTGAACCCAACGTGTACGTCGCAACCAACGAGCATCACTCAAATCATTTTCAGTGGATTTCATATCCCAGTGGATTTCATTACGATGTACTTTCACGCAACGATAAGGGTACTTGAATGGATCTTGTTCGCGCTTAACTTCTGTCCAACCCAAACCACAGCCTATTTGTGCATGGAATGCATCACTACATGCCTTATCTGCCTTAGATAATCGTTCAGCTTGATTCAATTTATAATTCAGCGCATCAGCAACATCATCACCACCTGTCTCACCGTTTGCTTTTACACGCCAATCTGTACGTGTCTGTAACTCAAAACCTTCAACAGATAATAAAGCTGGACCAATCATGTCCTCAACTGCTGGTGGTATGCCAATCTGTTGCATACGCTTCAATAAATCACTATCAAGCTGATTACCATCAGCATAATCCATTTCTTTATCAGCGATATGCCGCCAGTGAGGTTGTTCCTCAATTTCGTTCATGATTTCTGTCAATTCATCGACAGTTAGCGAATCATCATTGCTAATCTGCTCAGTTATGGTTGAATCGTCTTGAGTAAACATAGCTTTTCCTTAAAATCGCCAATCTGTTGCAGGTGCTTCAACATAGCCGTGCGTGTTGGTTTGAGTTGTACTTGAATTTAAACCTGTATTACTAGCCGTATAGACGTAATCGCCCATGAGTCCACTATCTTTGGCTTGCGACCACTGCCTTAATGCATCAGCACCCTCAGAGCAGCCGTTGGATTTATCAGGCTGATCAATATATCTATTGTCCTGCTGACTGAACTTTTTCTTATATCCTTCGAGACGTTGAATACCCAATTGACAACGAGCCTCATCAAACCATGCATTTTTTAGGTACTTACGTGTCATTAAAATACCCGCGGTAAGTTGGGTGATTCGAGGTATGACAATAAAATTATGACCAGGTAATAATTCCTGTAATTGATCTAAAACAGACTTGTTATAGTCACCTAAACGCTGATGTGCTGCATCATGCGGTAAGAAATGAGTTTGATATACATACCCATGTGATTGGATTTCTGCGGCATAATGCCTTAAATCTTCTCCATGAGCCTCGTAATAACGAATGAATCGATCTTGCTGATTAATATTCTGGTGATACCAAATTGCACATCCATCATGATTACCAATATCCCAAAATGTACAAACAGGAATATCTAGAACTTCAATTTTTGTAATCCCACCGCGCTTGCGTAGATCGAGCATATCATTGGCGTAGTAGTTACCCTCCGTTGATACCTGAAATGCCTCATCTGGGAACGATGGGTACTCTTGCCACATTAATGCATGATCACCAGACAAGTCACTTGCACGTGTTGATACATACCACGCACGCTGATCAGGATCGATATGACACATGATTCCCATTTTTTCTCGTACGGTTACTTCCACGCGATCAAAATAATCATGCTCACTGGCAGTAACGATCACTGATGATGCATCAATACGGTATTTAGGCTCTTGCCACCAAGCATAGAAATGAAACCGATAATCCTTTGGTCCTAGTTTCTTACGAGATGCAAAATTCTTTTGAGAGATTTGAACCTTGTCATGAAAATCACCAACTCGACCCTCTGCAGTAGATTCGATAACAGCAATACCATTTGTGGGCACTGCAGGTAATGAACCTGTTCTAACCTCCTTAGCCTTTTTGGGTGAATTGGCGCATATCTTTCCATATTCTGAGATATGCAAACGGTGAAGTGTGCCACCGCGGAATGATGTTGACACGCTGATCTTTGAACCATTGTGCGCGAATTTAAGTTCACTTTCATTATCAACTTCGAGTGGAAATCGCTCTTTAATCTCTAATGGTAAATTGTCATAGGCAAATTTAACTTTATCAGTAAAAATATCGCCAACTGTATCAAGGTCCTGAGCAATAATACCGCAGTGCTGATTGGCATTAAAAAGTGCATGGTCAAGCCATAACACACAGATCAGTGTGGTAAAGCCAAGCTGACGTGCTTTTAAAATGATATTTCGGTACCAAAGCCGGTCTAAAAATTTTATCTGTGCTTGGTTAGGACTAAATGGCAGCTCAAATGTCGGCGCCGCTTCCATTTCCCCAGTAATCTCATTAACAAAGTCATCGCCCTTAATTTTAATTTTATAAAGACATCCACTAAAAATACGCCACTTCGGGTCAGCTAAACACCGTTCAAGCTCCTCTGCATTCGTTGGTAATGGCTGTAAAGGTGTTTTTTGAACATTGGTAGTAACCATACTTCCCATAATTAATCATCCTCATGTTCAGTATCAGTTTGTGCAACTGGAAATGAGGTGTTTTCATAATCTGAATCTATGGCCACAGGTTTGAATGTAGAACTATTGCCATTGGCAATACGCTGTAATAATGAGGTAAGTGGATCCTGTATCGGCTGGACGTTATCCATGTTGTAGGCTTGGCGTTCAAGTGCCACTACGGTTTTCAATGAATCTGTAAGTTGCTTTAATTGGCCTATACGATTGTTTAAAGATAAAGTTTTCTGAATAGCCATAGCATCAAAAAATTCAATACATCCCTCATCCAGTAATTGATCCAACATTTGTTGTAAATTTTGCTGTAAATCTTTATTGGTGAGTTCTTCCACTTCCTCGATTAATTTAGCGAAAAGATTACGCGAACGCGCAATGTCTTTACGGTGCGCAATGCGCACCTGAGCAATCGCTCTTGCGTTCTCCTCAATGGTTTCTTCTTCTGAAATATCAAAGTCTTGGCGATCATCATAGGTGGTGCGCGATTCATCAGAATGCACTGATTTACTGCGCACTTGTTTGCGCACTGTGTCTTTTCTAACAATATCATCTGCTACATCATTGATCGTCTGGTTCAGATCTCTTTGCCAGCCATATTTGGCGGCTCGCTTACGAATTGATGTTTCACTCTTAATACCATGTTCGCCAGCAATTTGACGCAATGATTTGATACCAGCACGATAATCTAGTTCAATTTTTTTCCAATCTGGTGGTACTTTGTTGTCAGACATGATCACTATGCTCTTTCAATAGCATAATGATCAATTAGGTATGTGGAATATGTCGAACCTTAGAGGGGGAAATAAACTATCCAAGTCCGTAAAATTTAGTAATTGCTTCAGCCAATAATGTACCCGCAACAGCAATGCTTACATCCCAAGAACCATTAGCAGCTTTACCTATCATATTTCCAATCCAATTACTTACCATGCTGCCTAATTTATTTGGTTCAGTTGGTATTGGATCTGATTCAATTGCATCCTTTAAAATTTGGATATCTGAAAATGCTACATTACTTTCGGCTAGATATCTTGCTAAAGTATCAAAATCCATCTTTTTAATATTCATTTGATTATTTTGATTTATTGTTCCGCCAGTAACATTGCCAGCAACACCTTGCATGTTTTGAATATTGAAATGATTAACTGACATAGCTGCTTCTTTTTCCCTTTCTGTAAACTTTAACCCTTCACCCAAAATCCCATCTTCTTCAAGTTGAAGTGACCAATTTAAAATTATATTTCTTAATTTGGTGGAAATTCCTAGCAATTGACTCCTTTTAAATATTACTCTTGGTTCTAATTGAGTAAAACTATCCTGTAAGGAAATTAGCAACAACTTAGCGTCATTATTTATTACATATTCAAATATTTCACTATTTTGCTTAAGTAAATTATTAATTTCTCCAACAGATAAGCCCAATTTTATAGCAGTTACAACCTCATCTAAATCATGAGGAATCATAAATGGCTGAAGACCATAATATGGATTGAAAACCATGAGTTGCCCCTTAAATAACCTGTATTCAGGAAGCTCATCTCCATCATAACCATCTAGCTCATGTTCACACCACTTCCTAAACTTTTTTATTTTAAGTTTTCTTGCAACCAACAAAGCTTTATTCAAAAGCTCTTCAATATTACTTTCAGGATCTACTGCTAATTCTTGTAGCTGTAAAACTATAGAATTTTGACTCAATTTTTTCTCCTAAATATCAGAAATAATTCACATTCGCCTAACTCATGGTGTATTTCTTAGTTCTGCCAATTTAAATTCAAGATAAGATACCGCACAATTAATAAACATTTTCTTAGCTTCACTTAATTCCATTTTGGGACCTTTATTTGGTTTCAGTGAATCTGATTTAAATCCATGACGTGAATCAATTCCGATTACTCCAAAATTGTTAGCGGGATTAGTGAATTTGGATTTATCCTGATTATTATAAGTTTTCTTCCAACCCTTATCATGGTACTTTTCTAAAGTTTCAAATGTCTCCATAATTTTGTATAAACTTCCCCACGTTAAAGGCTCTGAAAAGTATTTAAGTATTAAATATAAGCCAATATTATCTTGAGCCAAATACAATGAACTATTGAAAACATTAGTTTTTGCATTTTTTCTATATTCCTCTCTCTCCTTAAAAGTTAGGTTTTCAAAAAGATTAGAACCTAACATTTGGTAGATATCGGATGGTAATTGAACATCATTTCCAAGTTTGTAATTAGGGTAAACTACAGATGGATCACCATCTTTTCTCATACGCTCCAAATTGATCATTTGTTGGTATTCTTCTCCAGTAAAAATAGTTATTAAGCCTCTAAGTAAACTCGTAAGTTCTAAGCCAACCATCCATGCGGACTCATCATTTTCAATATTATTACAATGGAATGTATTAAACCTATGATCTTCGGAATGCCCGTCAGAGATTAAATCTGGCTCAGTATAAATGTGAATATCTTTTAGATTCATTCCACCAATATGATTTGAATTTAAAAGCAAGATTTTAGGTAACCAATACTCATATTTGTTTCTAATCGGGTACCGCATAAATAGATAATCAGACACTTTGGGCTACTCTTCTTATAAAAAATAAATGGATGTTATCACAACAATTCCCTCTGCTTCCCACTATCCACCAATTCACTTACTTGCTTCGATAGTTTACGCACTTGACCTGAAACTTCACTCTGAAGTATTGCCATATGATGACCCATTTCAATATTGGCATACTGCATCGCTTCAGCAACCATCAAATTACCAAGATGGCGTGCTTCTCGGGGTGTAAGTGTCAATATTTCATCATCACCAATTTCAATCTTAACAGTACCGTCTGGCAATACCATCTTAGACATTAATCGCGCTGGGCGGTGTTTTGGGGCAGGAATAATCCAGTCTTTGTTGCTGACCAACTTGGCCAT